GTGTCCTAGGCCTATCAAAAAACCTACCCCCCTTACTGCTATTGCAACTAGAACATAGAACTTGCAAGTTAGATGGGTTATCGTCCCCACCATGGGTACGGGGCACTATGTGGTCAACGCTTAAGCGCTCCTCAGTACCGCACATCTGGCAACATCCATCGCGTCTAATAATTTGCTCTCTTATCCGTCTCCATTGAGCCGTACTACCTGAGCCTTTAAGACTTGACATAGACACTCTTGAGACAATGATTGCAATAGGCATAAGAGATAGAGCCATAGTTAATATGCTTATAGTCATGGCCTAATAGCCAACATAATAAGCCTCTCACTAATGCCATCCTTTGCGTAGCCAATGGTTCCATGCGTTACACGCATTACCTTGGTATCTGTGGTCAATATATTTTAAGCCTAAGTGTATCTGTTCTATTGGGCTTTTATCCTTAGCGATAGGGTTCTTTAACTGTAGTAATCCATATACATAATCCTTATTAGGGCTATTGAGATTACCAATTGCTTTATGATTCCAAGCGCTTTCTTTACCTATAAGCCTTGATAAGCAAATGGCTTCTTTTTTAGGTAATGCTAAACGTACATAATCTTTTGGGTTTATGGCATCTATTGAGCCACTATCTGCACTTGCCATTGGTATAGATAGAGATATCCCAATAACGAAGGCTACCCCCCGCGCTAGCCGCAAGCGGCGCGGTGTGAGCCCTTTGTGGGCTCTAGCCTGTAGAGTACCAGGCGTGTCAATTTCATTTACATAAGTGCTGGTCAGAACGGCGTGTCTAATTGTCTGTCGAGTAGAAGCCGCTTCCCTTAAATTGGATACTAGGGACTGAGTAGATTTTTTGCATCGAACTATGGCAGAACTGGCAAGTAACTGTATGTGGTTCATGGATAGATAACTCCTTCTCGTACCGCAAATTGGCTTCGCAGTCCTCGTTGGTACATTCAAACTCATAGATTGGCATTAGAGCACGTCCTGCATGGGACTTCCTTTATCTTCCAGGAGCCGCATTGATTGCATCTCTCAGGTTCTAATTCTACCGAATCTTTATTAATATCTCCGTAAATGGGTAGCAATAGTTGAATCAGGTCTTGAAACCTCATAAACGCTAGATACTGAGAAGCATCCTCGCCTTGACCATTCATGCGGCACACCACGATAGGCAACTCATTGGGAACTGCCGCTCTCTTCTCCACCTGTTTCAACCATGCTAGAGGCTGGAAATCGCTTCTTGCCTTGACTTCTATGTCGAACGGGACATTATGAATGTCTTTCCCAGCCCCTCGACCAATGCTTGCGCTTCTCCACCATTGCGAGAGATAGGCTGCAACCACTCGCTCGGTACGAAAGCCTCGGTCTTTCCTGCTTCTAGTCATAGTGTATGGCTATGCCTTTCCAGCAGAATTAATTGTGCCGCACTTTTCGCACGTCCACTCTTGTTTAAGATACCGGTCTTTAATCTGAACTGCACTTGGAAATTGATTACATAACTGGCAAATTAGTTTGTAACCCAACTCTTCTAATATCTCTGCATTGGCCCTAAAATTGGCCTGTTGTTCCGGCGTTGGAAATGATTCCCACTCACCATCTTGATTTAAGAATGTTATGTGTCCCATTAGCGTTTAATCTGTGGCTGCCATGTGCCATCCTTGGCTATCTCATACCAAATTGGGTCACACGGGATTTTCCCACCTGGCATATCTCGAGTAATGGTTTCAGGACATCTCCACATCCCGTATTGCTTACCCGCTTTGCTGGTCCCAGTCTTCCATATTCGAGCCCCATGTATGCAACTCTCCTCTGGCGCAATGCCACCAAGTGCCGATTTCACCATCTCGACTGCTCCTTCCATAGTCTGAACTGGCGCAGCAAACGATTGATTCCATGGGTCAGATTCTACAGGAACAGGTACATATTCACCTGAAGTCTGAGCCATCTTAGCCTTAACCTGTTCTATGTTGTTCTTAACTTCTACGCCTTTGGCTACCTTGCTCATCTCTTCACGCGACGCTCGCTTGCCCTTTGTCGCATATCCGGCGTTTGCTAAACTGCGTCCCAAACTTGAGGTCTCGCAGTTCTCTAGCGCTGAGGTAGCGTTAACTCCGCGTCCTTGCACCGTTTCTTCTGCTAAGCCAGTAGCCCAGGGCTGTACGTCTGCTGAGTCGCGATAGATTGCAGACCAAACAATATACTGTGATGGAGTATTAACTATTAACTTAGTTTCAATACGGCCTTCTGGATGGTCTTTCCAGAACTTGCTTAGTCTTTCTTCTACTGTCTCGTAATCTTCCAAATTAAACATATAGTTCGTCCTCTTCTGTCGCTAATTCGCAAGCCAAAGCCAGATAGGCGATAGCGTCTAAATATGAGTCAATATGGGTTTTAGTTTCTTGGATTCTAGACAACTTGATTTCGACCATCGCCAAACACGCGTCGTAATCTGTAACCTCAATTTCAAAGAATTGGGTGAGACGGGAAGCAATTCGACCCTGGTTAATCTTAGGGTGACCGTAATGCAGTCCTCGCTCTGAAATGACGTCTGTTGCAGTAAGTAGAATTTCATTTGCTTTCATCGACCAACCTGCTCATAAGTACGCAGTTCACGATTACGGGCTATACGTCCCGAGATTTTCCCATGTTCGTGGCCTTTGCCGTAACCCAGTAAAAATCCAAATACGAGGCCTAATGACCCCATTAGAACTAATGCTAAATCAGTGTTCATTATGCCACCGACATTTCATTAGCGATAATGCGATAAGCCTGTTCTAAACCAACTGCAATATTTTCATATTGAGCGCCTCTGACGTTATTCTTCATTGCGTAAGCCTGGCCAGAAATATCGCGATTGCGTTCGATTTCTCGTACTAATTCCTTGAGTATAACTTGGTTCATTTGTCTCCCTTTGCGCCGTATTTCGGCTACAGAAGGAACGATACTAGAACCTGAAGCGACATCCACCTTTTTTTGATAACGAAATGATAACGATTTGAGACGGGTCTTCATCCTCCATATAGGGGATGGCGATACTAGCGGGGGCGTCCATAGACTTTCCCCTGGACGATAAACGTCCCATTCTTTTCGATATTAATTAGGTCAACCTGGACGTTACTGCCATGAACGTACATAATGGCAAACGCCATCTGCCAGTTAGCCGACCCCTTGGTATATCCAGCCTGCTTAAAGTCCATGAGGTTTCCTACCTCGACTCCGTGTAGAACACGCCCTAAACGGCCTCCAGAGGCCTCTGTGAAGGCGCTACGGCCTGCTCTGTGAGTATGTCCTGAGATAACGTTCTTGCCGTGTCTACGGGCCGCCTCTAGGGCTGAAAGGCCACCTAGGTTCTTAATGGGCGTATGGTCTCCATGGACTGCTATCCAGCCTGGAGCGATGTTCATGGGGTTCTTGTGAAAGGTAATGCCCAGTTCATCAAACTTCATAAACTTTTCAAATCGTAACTCGGGCAGGCTGAGAAAGGATGGAATTTTCTTCATGATGATGTTATATAGTCTATCCGTATGGTTGCTTCGGATGCAGTCAGTAACACCCAGTTCCCAGAGTAGGTCGACGCATCTGTCACGGTCAGAGCCAAGAGTCTGCTCATAGGCTTGAGGGGTTCCCTCGCTCCATTTTGAGATGGTTTGAAAGTCAATCTCGTCACCTATTGTAACTGTCTGGTCTGGCTTAAACTTCTGTAAGAATCGTGCGATGTTCTGAGTTACGTGCACATCCTCGAAAGGAACCTGCAAGTCGCTCAGGATTACGATTTTCTTCATCTAGTCCTCGTCATCGTCCTCATAGGGGATATTGTCGATTCGATTAGGTAAATTGGGGATAATCCAATCAGGAAAGGAATCACGGTCTCCTAGAATCCAGAAAGCATGAGACTCTGAAAAGCCTGCTTTACGCAAAGACTTGTAATACTCATTCAGCGCAATGCAGTAAGCATCTAAAGCGCTGTAAGTGTCTAGGTCTATGACTGGTCGTTTCCTTGCCATAGGATTAGTGTTACTTACCTAACAGGTCAATTATGGTATCGACACGCGCTTCTAATCGGTTCACCTGGTCCTTGATACTAGAGCCGCCATTGGGCTTAAGTTCTGCCAGGTAATACTTCACCAAGAATTGTAGATAAGCCGCTACGCCGCCTAGAACTGTAACTACTCCGACTGCAATAGCCGCAATATCTACCGCGCTCATTACTTTTTAGGTGATGCGTACCCGAATACGCCTGCTACTACCGCTCCTAGAATTGAGCGATAATTAAGGTCGAAATTAGAAGTAGTTCCCCACACTGCAAGGAACGCTCCTACTGCGATTACTGCCGGATGCTTCATGTTCATAGTTTTCCGCCTAACATGGGTATATTAAAGAACGAACCGTCTGTATCGCCCTTCGTAGTGAAAGAGATATGGCAATGATGGTTATGCGGATTGCTTCCTGAATACTTTCGCCAGCGCCAGCCCATGCGAGACGATGCAATGCGTCCGTCAAATATGACGTATGAGATTCTTTTATCTCCGGCCTTGGCGCAAAGTCGAATCTGGTTAGCAATGTCTGGCATGAGGTCTGGCTTTGCTTTACCAGATACATCTCGGTCAACGTCGATAGCCCTAACCGTTGCGCTATCAGCGCTTGGAATATGGTCAGACTTACCACCTGCGACATGGCGAGCATCTGCGACCCACCCGTCGCTGGTTCTATCTCGGTCTGGAAAACTATCATCAAATTGTTCTCTGAGTTGTTTCCCCGCTTTGCATAGGGTTGCTTTCATCCCAGCAGCAAGGCCGCTTCGTCGGCTGTAATTCCTAAACGTTCAAGCAATGCTGTTCTTGCCGATGCTTGTGCCGCTACTTGTTCTTCTTTCCAAGCATCAAATTGAGCAAAGCCAGCCTCAAACTGTGCTTTGGTAATTGGAGCATTAGCACCAAGCCAGTCAATATCAGTATATTTTTCACCAATTAGTACATATTCAATATTTGGACAAAGCATTTGTAAAACTTCATTTGGCTTAGCCATTATGCACCTATTTCCATTACTACGATTGAACTTGTTGTGTTATTGGTTGCGTAATAATCGTTAATGCCAGCACCTTGACCTGATACGCTGCTAGCAAATTGTATTTTATATGTTGTCGCTGATGTTGTAGCAGGTTCATCTAAGTAAGTCATCGCAACTGTGCCAATATCATTATATTGTGATGTTCCAGTTGCTCCGTTGCCTTCTGTAATAACAAGGTCAGTTGATGCTCTAAGAAGTTTTAATTGGCATCGAGTTTGAAGATTTCCTGCATTTCTATACACGCCTTGAATTGTGGCAATTACTAGAACTTTAGAGGTAGCCGAACTTGGGGTAATGCTTACAGATAAACCAGTATCAGCGTAACTTGTGCTTGTAGTTTCGCTTAATTGGTAATGAATATCTTGAACTACTTGTAAGACTTTGCCACCGCCAGCAGCGGCAGCCCATTTCAGACCAGTTGCAGCTGTTGAATCTGCTGTAAGGACATGGCCATTTGTGCCTACCGCTAGACGTGCAGCAGTATCAGCGGCAGAAGCCGCAATTAAATCGCCCTTAGCGTCAAAAATAGTGGCAGGGATACCTGAAGCATCTGTAGCCCATGTAAAATCTAAATCAGTCCCTGAGGCTTTTGCTAGTACCTGGCCTGTTGTGCCACCTTTTAGGTCAATAAAGGCTGTGTCGATATCCTGACCAAGTGCAGCAATAGCGGTAGCGCCATCCTTTACTAGGTCTGTCGACTGAGGGATATCCCACCCAAAGTTCGTGGTTGTTGTTGCCATTACGCTACTA